CACTTATTGCTGGTCTAATTTCTTGGCCGGCAAGTAGAATTGGTTCGCAGTAAGTTTGGTGTAGTGATTGCAGATGTTGTACAACTACCCGAGCGTGGTTGTATTGTGCTCTACTTTTAAACAACAAAAGAGGAACAACCTCTTTGTTTTCATTGAGCATTAGGTGATATAGGAATGCGCTGTCCAGGCCACCACTGACAAAAATTCCTACACGGCCGGCAGGAATATCAATTTTCATTGATGTCTTTTTCTGTAGTCCTCTACTGCTGCCTTAATCGCATCTTCAGCAAGTATCGAACAATGAATCTTAACAGGAGGTAGTGCTAGTTCTTCGGCAATTTCGGTGTTCTTGATTGAGCTAGCTTGTTCAAGAGTCTTTCCCTTGACCCACTCAGTAACAAGGCTACTGGACGCGATCGCACTTCCGCAGCCATACGTTTTAAATTTCGCATCTGTAATAATACCTGTATCATTGTTGACCTTTATTTGAAGTTTCATTACATCACCACAGGCAGGTGCGCCAACCATACCAGTGCCAACGGTATCGTCGTTCTTATCGAAGCCACCCACGTTGCGTGGGTTTTCGTAGTGATCAATTACTTTGTCGCTGTAGGCCATTAGTTGTTGCCTTGACCTTTAATGCAGTCTTGGCACTCGCAGTCGGAGCAATTATCGCAGTTAATACAACTATGCCCGCAGTGTGCTGGGCACCCACACGGGCATTTTTTGGAGACATAACGTTTGTACGACTCGTAATCGTCTTTCATGTATTCCTCCATGAGGAACTCCTTAGCTACGTTTTGCTAGTGCTCGCTTGGCCATTGAGCCAATGGTTCTTTCGGGATCAGTAACGCCGCCGGCAGTTTGACCTAATAGGTCTTCTCCGGTGTCAGGATCATCAGCAAAGGTAGTCAAGTAAACATACTTGATACCGTCTTTGTTGTCCTTGACGTCTTTGATTAGATTCTTAATGGTTTCGTTGCTCTTATAAGCGTCCATTAAGTTTTCTACAGAGAACATTTCAGTGCCGGGCATCTTGCGTACAATGTTAATCAAGCTGTCAACACGCACCATAGGCACATCGTGTGTGTCATGTGCCTGGTTACGTAGGGTTTCTAGCGCATTGGCTAGATTATCATCGCCGCGCTGATCGGCTTCATCTTCAATGATGCCGTCAATGCTGCCTTCGGCGATAAACTCATGTGCTCTCATTAACGCTTCTCTCTGCCTAGTTCTTCTGGTCCACCGGCTGCGGCATCGGCTGCACCAAACTCATCTGCGCCCATGTCCAGGTCGGACTCTGGGCCACCCATTGGGGCTGCTGGCATCGGGGCACCAGCTGGTGCCATTCCACCTGCTCCAGGCATTGCCATTCCAGCTGGGCCTTCCCCTGCTAGGCTACGTGCGGCTCCATCAGCCTGCTCACGTGCTTGAGATAGTTGGTCAACCATGCTGACCAATAACTGGCCTACGCTGTTCTTAAACTGATCAGCTTGCTCGTTACCGATTTGGTCACGGATAGTATCGATTAGAGCAGGCATTTGCTCAACCTGCATCTTGCTGACTTTTTCTAGCATGTCTTGGATGCTGTCAACCATGTCCTTAGCGGCTAGGATAGCTTCGCTCTTGCCCATCTCGCTTTCGTTAAGTTGACGGTGTTCACCGATCCACTTGCCTAGTGCTTCACGCACCATTAGAAGTTCCATGTACTTTGGATTCTTCTCTGCTGTGTGTACGCCGTAGCTTTTACGGATACGGTTAATATTTTCACTTAGGCTAGAACTAAGGCGGTGTGCTTTTTCTAGTGTTAGAGTGCTGTAATCGATGGCGAAGCCAAAGCGGCTTTCCATAATACGATTCATTTTCTTAGCGGTAGCTCTAGGGCTGATATCTTTTAGGTTCATGGTCTCTTATTCCCAAATTTTAAAGTATTTAGCCAAGTTAAGACTTTTTTCTAATTGATTCTTGGCGTCAATGATGGCAAACTCTGCACTTTCAGACATGATATTATAGTAGTCTAAACGCCAATAGTCTTTGTCTTTTTTACGTTTTGCTTTGTCTTGCAAGTATCTAAATTCTTCTAGCCTGTTTTGTAACCTAATGATATCTTGGTTACGATCTAGTATATCCTGTGCTAGTTTAGGTCTGCCGGTTTGACTGCAAATAGCGTAGACAACCGCGCTGGATCTGTGTACAAATGAGTAGGTTTTCTCTGAGTTCGCTTCAGTTAGGCGCCACTCGCCGGCAGTTTTAGTTAGCCCATGACTCCCAATGATGTAGGTATCCTTTTTAACCGGGACACACACCGGGATAGTATCTCGCCGGGCAGGGCTGGTAACAATATTGATTAGCTCTTTTCTTTTCCAAGAGTTAACGTACTCAACCGCTTGATTTATCGCTTGATCGAGTTGCACAGCAGTTTCAGTGTCTAACTTAGCTTTTCGCTTTTTTCTGGTAGGTGACTTGGCCATCTTGAACACGCCTTAATAAGACATCTTTATTTACTAGTTGATTGGCAACCAGTATTTGTCTTTCATTGAATTTTTGCCTAGGGATAATTGTGGAATTGTCGAATTGTTCCAGTAGATCCGCTTCTTCGTTAGTGATTGGTAAACTAACGTTGTTGAGTAGTTCGATTATTTTCATCTGCTGTTAATAAAGTGTATTGTTAAAGTAATTATGCCTGTAATCAATACACTAATAATTGCTGTACCAATAGCAATTAGTTGTTTGCTTTGCTTGTCACCACTGCCAGCCAGAGTCTCTCGAATCGCATTAATATTCGAGTCCATCTTTCCCACCTTGCTGTCAAGGTTTTCTAATTTGGATTCTAAGACTTTGTAAGTTTTTTCCAAGGCTGTGTACCTTTCTGCACAAAGTTCCACATGAGCCTCTAAACTTTTCTTTTCTATATCCGTTGATGACATTGACGTCCTCGTTTAATTCTGTTAAACGATGCTGTGTGTGATTAAGCCTAAAGGTAGCTGTGGGTTGTGCCATAATGTGAGATGAGTTAAGCATCTTATACTTCCGTATATAGGTTATTTACCGATATTTGGATAGTAGATTAAGTGTATGTTTTTAATTGCGCCAGTAGGATGAAAGATAGGCAGTATAAATCTAGCTGTTTCTTTCAAGCCAGTTACTATAGGAACCTGTTCAAAATCTTTTTCTAGACTCATTAAAGGTTCGTTGCCTAGAGCATAAGCACCAGGGTGATCGGCACTAAAGTCCATTTTCCAAACACGTTGCGGCCCGGTGTACATTTCCCCAAAGAAATGTCTGACATCATCTTCAGTAAAATCAAGTACCGTAGGCCAATGTCTGATCTGTGGCTGTGTTCTTAGTCCCAAGACCTGTAACACGGTTTCAAAGTTCCGCTGTTGGTTGCGCTCTAGCTCCTTACCCTCGGCTGCTCGGGTTACCCCGGTTGCAGTAATATCTACTAGAGTAAGAAGTTGAAATATCATAGTGATATTTAGCGGCCAAGAAAAAAGGCAGTGTAAAACTGCCTTTTTTGTTTTTAAGTACTTAACGAATTAAGACTTGAAGCCAACTGCGGCTGCGGTTGTGCTGCCTAGGTTAGCACCGTTAACGGTACCTAGACCTTGTAGAGCGTCTTGTAGAAGGGAAGTATCCCAACCAGTAGCTTCAACTAGAACGCGAACTTCGCCGCTGTTATCGTTCTCAACTTGGTAAGCGATAACGGTAGCTTGTGTAGCGATAACACGTAGCATAGCTTCAACAGCGCCACCAACACCAGTTTGACCACGTAGGTCAACGGTACCTGTGTCTAGCTTGTACATTGTTGGGTGCTTGCCGATACCTGTAGAAACGATACCACCAATACCATTGCCGTGTACGCCTGTGTCGACGTGTACTACACCATTTGCATCACCGTTTGTGCGTGTAAAAATTGCCATTTTGATTTCTCCTAAAATATATGGGCCTTAGCCTCATGTAAATATTTATCTCTTACTGGCGTTTCCAGTCCTGCATTCCTGCAA